GTTGAAAACAATGCTACTGACAGAACAAATTTAATTAGGGATGTAGAGCAAAACAAAGAAAAAATATCTGAAATGCTTGATGCCCTTTCTGAAATGTATGAGGACATGGAGGATTGGGACAACGAATTATGGGAAGAGGTAGACATGATCCATGAAGATATGGGCGGTATGGCTTCTCATATGATGGAAATCATTAAGATTCAAGCTCGTGTTAAGACTCTAGAAGGCACGTTGGAGTATCTCACACGATCTCCTATGCATTCGGATGCTAGATAATGGAACAGACTATCGAAACCTTTAATGGCACTAAAAACGTAGAGGTAAACACAATTGCCAGCCAAGGTGATGTTCAAGCGGGTATTGAATTTATATACCATATGCGAGAACATCTTTTAGATGTTGCAGTAGCCACGGCTTTTGGTCTTATTGTTTATGGTATAATTTTATTTATGAAAGCGAAAATCAAATGAGTAAAGCAATGAAAGCCTTGCAGGAACGCTGCGGAGTAACCCCAGATGGGGCTTTTGGACCTAATACGGCAAGAGCAATCGCTCAACACTATGAGTTATCGCCAGAACGTGCGGCTCACTTACTTGGTCAATCCGCGCATGAAAGTGGTTACTTTAAGCTAACTGAGGAAAATCTTAATTATTCTGAAGACGCATTAAATCGTGTCTTTGGTCGTTATTTTGGTGAAGGTAAAGAAGACGCATCTAAGTATGCGCGTAATCCGCAAAAGATTGCCAACTATGTGTATATGGACAAGCATAGATCGAAGGGCGGTGCGCTCGGAAATGTTGAGGAAAATGACGGTTTCGCTTTTCGAGGCCGAGGATTTTTACAATGCACGGGCCGTACAAATTACCGAAAGTTTGCATCCGAAATGCGCTTACCTGATGTAATGAAAGACCCTGATCTTGTTGCTACAGATTACGCATTTGAAAGTGCATACTGGTTTTTTCAACGTAATGGGCTTTTTAAAATAGCAGATAAAGGTGTAAACGACGATATAATCACAGAGGTTACGCGCCGTGTGAATGGTGGTACTCATGGTTTAGATGACCGCTTAAAAAAAACTAAAAAAATATATGGATGGCTATCATAAAATGTTCGGTTTATTATTTTTAAAAATATAACTCGAACAATTGTTTGAAATATGTATAATTCGGGTATTAGGAGATTGTTGAATGCCGCTGACTAAACTTCAGTTTCGACCCGGTATTAACCGTGAAACTACGTCATATACCAACGAAGGCGGATGGTTTGACATGGACAAAGTTCGGTTTCGCTTTGGTTATCCTGAAAAAATAGGCGGCTGGATTAAGGAATCATCAACTAATTTCTTAGGTACATGTCGTGCCTTGCACCCTTGGGTTGCATTAGATGGTAGTAATTTTCTTGGTGTTGGTACGCATCTTAAATACTATATCAACGAGGGCGGTGGATATAGTGACATTACGCCCATACGAAACACCACATCTGCGGGTGACGTAACTTTTTCTGCAAGTGCAAATGATCTTGATGGTGCAATTACAGCCATTGACACTACAATAACTCTTACTTCTTCTTCTGGTTTTCCTGCGTCTGGTCGCATAAAGATTGAAGATGAGATCATAACATATGCCGCTTTGTCTGGTAATAATTTAACAGGATGTGTTCGTGGTGAAAGTGGCACTACTGCTGCTTCTCACGCTGATGCACAAACCGTTACATGCACAACTATTGTAGTTGCCGATTCTAATCATGGTGCGCTTGAAAACGATTTTGTAACTTTTTCAGCCGCAGCTTCTTTGGGTGGCGTTATTACTGCGGATGTTCTTAATCAAGAATATCAAATCACTGCAATCGTAAATGCTAATAGCTATCAAATTGAGGCTCGTACAGTTTCAACTATTGGTAGTATTACAACTACAAATGGTCTTAATCCAACGTTTGTTTTTGCTACAAGTTCTGACTCTGGTAACGGCGGTAGTAACGTTGTTGGCGCATACCAAATAAACACTGGCCTTGACACAACTATTGTAGGAAATGGTTGGGGTGCAGGTACTTGGGGTCGTGGCGCTTGGAGTTCTAGTACATCTTTGGCGGCTTCTGGGCAAACTCTTCGCATATGGTCACACGATAATTTTGGTGAAGACTTAATTATTAACGTTCGTGACAGTGCGATTTATTATTGGGACAGAACGGCTGGCACGAGTAGCCGTGCCGTACAGTTAAACACAACAGGTTCTATTGCAGCCGCAACAGCCGCTGGAACATCGACAGGAACAGCTACTTTTACTGGTGTTACACAAGACAGCACAAGTGGTTCAGGCTCTGGCGCAGAGTTTATTATTGAGGCTGTAGGCGGTGTTTACAATATAGTAAGCATAGTTGGTGGTGGCGTAAATTATAATGTATCTGATACAATCACAATTTTGGGTGCGAATCTTGGTGGGTCAACACCTACCAATAACTTAACTATAACGGCTAATCAGTTAGACAACTATGCGGGTGCGCCGACAATAGCAAAACAAGTGTTGGTATCTGATAGAGATCGTCACGTTATAGCGTTCGGCTGTGACTCAGAAACAAATCCGGGCATACAAGACCCATTGCTTATTCGTTTTTCTGATCAAGAAAATATTTCTGAGTGGGGCGCTAACGTGCAAAATACAGCAGGTGATTTGCGTATTGGCTCTGGGTCAGAGATTGTTACGGCTATAGAAACAAGGCAACAAATCCTAGTATTTACTGACGTATCACTTCACGCCATGCAGTTCTTAGGGCCACCATTTACATTTGGTATTAACGCTATTTCAGAAAACATCACAATAGCTGGCCCTCTTGCTGCTATAAACGTTGAAGACAATGTGTTTTGGATGGGTGCAGAAGAGTTTTATGTGTATGGTGGTGCTGTTCAACGACTACCTTGCTCTGTGCGCGATTATGTTTTTACTGACATTAACAATGATCAGTTACAAAAAATTACAGCCTCAACAAACACAGCATACTCTGAAGTAACGTGGTTTTATCCGTCTGCGTCCAGTAGCGAAAATGATCGCTATGTAACCTACAATTATCAACAAAAAGTGTGGTATTTTGGTAATTTAGCACGAACTGTGTGGTTAGATCGTGGTGTTAATTCTCAACCTATAGCTGCTGGAACTGATCATAGTTTATATTTACACGAGGTTGGCTTTGATGATGGCAGTACAAGCCCAGCAAGCGCAATCAGTGCATATATTGAGTCAAGTCAAATGGACCTTGGAGAAGGCGAACAATTTGTCTTTATGAGGCGCTTGATACCAGATTTAACATTTAGAGATTCTACAGCAGTAGCCCCTAGTGCCACTATGACTCTAAAAGTTCGCAACTTTCCCGGTGGTAATTACTTATCATCAGACGCAGCATCAGTCGCAAAAACAGCCAGCGTCCCGGTAGAACAGTTCACAGACCAGATATTTGTTCGGCTTAGAGGCAGATCGTTTGCGTTTAGAATTGAAAGCGCAGATACAGGCGTAACATGGAGACTTGGCTCTCCAAGGGTAGAAGTCCGACCTGACGGGAGGCGGTAATGTCTAGAAATCTAACATTACCATTTTTTCCTGTACCGCCTGAAGAATATGACTATCAATACTTTGCTGAACTTGTTCGATCTTACTCTACTTACTTAGAACAAATGCAAAACGCAGGCGAAGGCCGTAACACGTTTACGGTATTTACAGAATTACAAACAGATGACAGCGGCTTAGAGCTAGGTGGTGTCTTTAATCATGGCGGCTTTTTAAAAGTTGCTGAACTCAACACCCCACATGTTCGTGGTTTACAAGGAACAGGACAGGTGGGCTTTGCTACGGTGACAATATCATGACAGTTATTACAATGCCAGATGGGTCTAAATGGCGACCTTCCTCAAGTACAGATATGGTGCATTGCGCAAGCTGCGATAACGCAGTTGACACACCAGAAGAGATTGCAAGCTACCCAGATGGCAACTGTCCAGAGTGCAATAATCCGTGGACAGGAAGCGAAAAAAGAAGCACAACTATAACTGTAACTGCCCCTGAAGCTATTTCTGGGTCAACACTCTAGTAATTTATGTAAAGATTTGATAACTTATATATAGCGGTCACGAGGTTTTAATATGCAAGGTATGGCACAATACGGTAGAAACGGTGATACAATGATGGCGCACGTTGCTCCGGGCGAAATGGTTGTACCCCCTGAAATCCTACAACGTAACCCTAAAGTTGCGCGTGGTTTGGGTATGGCTTTCGCTGATGCAGGTGCCGACCCAATGCGTTATACTGTGGGTTCTGGTCAAAATAGCATTAACCCTGTGACGGGTGAGCCTGAGTTCTTTATTGATAAAATAATTAAATTTGGCTCTCAACTTCTTGGTGGTGGCGGTGGTAACTTCTTTAGCAACCCTATCGTGCAGGGTGCTATAAGTAACGTTGCGTTAAAAGCCATCACTGGTGGCAAGCCATCTTTGCGTGATGCACTGCTTGGCGGTATTGCAGGCGGTGGTTTGGGCTATATGTCAGGTGGTGATTCTGGTCTTGGTTCTTTGTTTGGCATGGATACAGATATTTCAAAAGCGTCTAGTAAAATCGCAGGTCCACCCGCTATTTCAAGTAAAATTAAGGAAGATGCGCTTCAAAAAGTAGTGAATGAAACTGTTAACAAACCTAAATACAAACGTGCGGAAGGTTTGTTAGGCATAGGTGAGTTGTTTAATCTTAATCCAGATGAGGGCATTGGTAGATTGTTAAACAACAAAGCAGGTGAGGCTATCGCTATGGGCCTTGGCTCTCAGTTGCTAGATTCTGTATTTGGTAAGGATTACGAAGAGACTGACCTAGATCGCGCTGCAAGGCGCTCAAATCAAACATACGCTGAAGCAATGGCAGACCCCACAAGGGTTAAGCTAGGTGATGTTATGAGATTAAATGAAGGCGGCGCAACATATTTCCCGCGCCGTGATGGTGGTATTATGCCAAGCGAAGGTTCTGGTACAAAAGATGATGTTCCTGCTATGCTAACCGCAGGCGAGTTTGTCATGACCCGTGACGCGGTAAAAGGCGCTGGTAACGGTAATTTAGACAAAGGTATTCAGACAATGTATGGTATGATGGATAAACTGGAGGATAGAGCGTAATGACTGAAACCACACAAACGGTAGTAACTGCGCGTCCACAATATATTCAAGACATGGATTTAGCCTTACTTGGCAAAATCTTTGGAGAGCCAGATGCAGATGGTGTACTGCAAGGCGGCATTTTAGATGCAAATGAATTCCCTAATTTATTTCAAATTCCAGATTATGTTCAGGCAGAAGTTGATCCTCTTCAGTCAGCCGTAACAAGTACACTTGGCGATGCAACGCAACGTCAAGCCTTTATGGATCGTTATCTACCTTATTTCCAAGACGCATCAGGAACTCCTCGTTACTTACCTGACGCGGGAAGTGCTTTAAGCACAGGCCAAGCTACTATGGCAAAAGCTCTTACGAATTACTTTCCAGATGCCAAATCAGCTTTAGAAGCTGGACGCGGTTCTGTTGATGCAGGTGGTCAGTTTGGTGCTAAAGATGCATTTGATCGCAGAACAGGACGCGCATTTGAATTAGCTGAACAGGGTCTTGGTAGCTTCGATCCAAGCTCGGTTGACGATTTTATGGACCCTTATAAGCAGCAAGTTATTGACGCTGCTATGAAGAAAATTACCCGTGAGGGTGCGCAGCAACGTCAAGCTGATGCAGCTAGGGCAATTGGTGCAGGTGCTTTTGGTGGTTCTCGTTCAGGCATTCAGGCCGCAGAAACGCAACGCGCTATTGAAGAAACCAAGCAAGGTACTATCGCTAACCTTTTGTCAAAGGGCTATGATAAGTCGATGGCAAATGCGATGGCTACAGACGAAGCAGAGCGCAAACGTGCATTACAAGCCTCTGGCCTTACAGGTAGGTTGGGCGCATCTGGAGCATCTTTAGAATCAAGTGCCTTTGAGGATGCAGCCAAACGTGGTTTAGGAGCCGCTGAAAACGAAAAGAAACGTGACCTAGAGGCAGGACGCCTTACAGGTGGATTGGGACAAACATATGGTCAGTTAGGCGGTGCGCAAGCTGATGTAGGTCAAGCATACGGCAAATTAGCGGGTACATCTGCTGATATTGGTCGTGTGTATGCAGGCATGCAGCCTGCTGACCTTGGATTTATGTATGAGCTTGGTGGAAAAGAACGTCAGTACGGTCAGCAAGCTGAAGACTTTGCGCGTCAAAATACACTAAACTACACGCAGCAAGCACTTGCTCCGTTGAGTTACGCACAAAACTTCGTAACTGGATCGCCATCGGCGTCTATGTATAGTCAATATACACAAGGTCCACAAACATCAGCAGACCCATTCTTGCAGGGCGTTGGAGCGTATTCAACAATGCAAGGTTTTAGCGGTTAACAAGAGGTGCCTATGACTCCCGAAGAAAGATATAATCAGGTAGCGCAAAGATATAGCGAAAATCCTCAAAACCAAGGACTGGGAGCGCAGCTTAGAAGTCTTTTTGCAGCAGAAGGTCCTGAAGCAGCAGGAACATTTGTTCGGATTCCAGGTGCTGATCAAAGCCCCGGTGGTCGTTTGAATGCTTTAATGAGTTTAGCAGATAATCTTGATTTTAAAAACCAAGACGCTCTTGAGGGGTATTTAGGCGATATAGCTGAAAGAACTATGGGATATGAAGGTTTATCTATACCAGTCGAAGGCTTAGTTCCAGACGAAGGTGGGTTTTTCGGTGGTGGTGGCCCTTTTATGTCTGAAAGCGGTCAGCAGTTTGGTTTCGGAGGAAACGACATTTCAGAGATGGAAAAAGCTCGTAGAGAAATACAAAAAAATGCTATTTTGCCAGAATTTGATCAAGGATTAGGAACAGGCGCAAAAAACCAAGAGGCAATTTTAAAACAACGAGTTAAAGACAGCAATCTGGCTGAGAGAGAGTTGCTTGGAGAAGAAGCTCAGTTTAAACCATCTGCTTTGGACGAAATTGGAGAGCTTCTTACTAGGCTAGATGCCAAACCTAAAGATAAAGAAAAACCAGAGTTAAAAGATGCTGCGCCAAGTCCTACGGAAACTTTAGAGGCTACATTGACAGGTGGTCGTGGAGATATTGTAGAAAAGCCCGGTGAACGGGCAGCATATCTAGAAGCTCAAAAAGAAAAAAATGCTAAAAAAACAGGAAAAGAAGTTGACCCTCTTGGTCCTGATGCTGCTGCTAATGCATTTTTTGCAGCTATGAAAGATGTATCAGACTCTCCGCCTCGTAAAAGTGAGTCAAAAAAAGAAGCTATAGCTCGTTATAGAAAAGAATTTGAAGAAGCTACAGGAATAGATGCAAGTGGCAAAATTGATAAAAGTCGTGCGTTACAGGCTTGGGGTCTTGCTTTATTAAAGAATAAAGCAGGTGGTAAAGGGTTTAGTGGTGCGCTTGAAGCACTTGGCGAAGCAGGTGAGGCTGCTATGCCGTATTTAGATAAAGCAACTGCGGATTCAAAAGCTGCTCAACTAGCAGCAGGTCAATATGCATTACAACAACAAAAAAATGATTTGTCAGCGGAGAGAGCCGCTGCGCAAGCTGATAGCGATTTTAAGAAAGACGTTTATTTAAAGTGGTATGACTCTCAACTGAAAAGGCAAGAAGATAATCTACAAGCTCAAGCAGATTTATTAAAAGCTCAAGTTGAAGGTGGTCCAGAGTATGACAAAAAACATGAGTTTACATTTGCGACAGGGCAAGGAGATGCTTCTTCTTGGAAAATACCAGTTGTTTATGACAAAAACACACCAACAGGTGGCATTATATTAAAGCCAGAAGCATATGCTAGAAAGTATATTGACGGTAGAACAGGGGTAGAAGACGCAATTGATGTTATTTCAGAAATGAGAAACGCGTCTATGGAAATTGCGCAAGGTGGTGGTACTGTTAAATTTGCATATGATAGATTAAACTCTATTGGCAAAGCACTTTTCCCTAACTTAAATACAGGAAATCCAAGTAGCGAACAAGAATATGCTCAAGGTGTAAATCTTTTAATGGGTCGTTTTAAAAGATTCTTAACTCAAGAAACTGGGAATGGTATTTCTAACAGAGATGTAGAAATATGGGAAAATGAAATTATGAAAAAACCGGGATGGTTTACAAATTTTGATGAAACAAATTCTGCTTTGAACCAATTAGAAGACATATTTAGAGCTAAATTATCTGAATTTGATGCTGGCTTAGATTTTATCTACAATCCTGAAAACTTAGATAAAGGTGACTTTGAAAAACTTGTTGAAAAATATGGTGATCTTGATCAAATACAAGGAAGCACAGGAAAGTTAATCTTTAAAGATGGAAAAATAGTTAGGGCTAATTAATGGCTGAAATACAAGTTGAAGTTCGTCCGGGCGAATTTGTTCCTTTTGAAATAAAGGGAGAAAAGCCAAATTACATCGAAATGAAACAAATAGAAAAACTTGTTCGTGATGTGGAGAGGACGGATAGAAAAGGTCCTTCTATTGAAGTTGCCAGTGAAGAATTTGACACTGAAACTGGAATAAAAAATAATCGCCTAAGACGCCAGTTAGCAGGCGCTGAAACTGCAAAAGAAGAAGAAAATGTTTTAGGTCGCTATGGTTTTAGAGAAGGCGACTATATGAGAGATGATCGTGGAAACTTAGCGATCACTCCAAAAGGCGCACTTTTGCTCGGCATAGAAACTGAAAAGCCAATTATGATTGACGAAAGCGGATTTACTTTGTCTGATTTACAAGACTTTGTAGGCGCGGCTGGTGAAGAAATTGTAGGTGGTATTGGCGGTGCTATAGCAGGACAGGCTGCAATTCCTATTCCAATACTAGGTGCTGCTATTGGCGCAGGTTTAGGTGCTGGAGGTGGTAAGTTATTTGAAGAAGGTGTGGAAACATTAAGAGGCACACAAGAAGAAAGCCTTCTTGATGTTGGTAAGGCGGCTGGTACTGAAGCTCTTATAGCCGCCGCTGGTGAAGGTGTATTTGGTGCAATTGGCAAATCTTTTGGATTCGCGGTAGGTCGTGGTCGTGCAGGTAGCAAGTTAGCTCCAGAAACACAAAAAGAAGTAGCAGAAGCTATACAATCCAATTATAAACCCTCATTATCTGCTATGGGCGCAAATTCTATCGTATCGCGTCAACAAGCCATGAGCGAAAAGGCTTTAGGAACATCTGTTAGGTTGCGTGAGAATCACGAACAAATCATGAAAGATTTAGCAAAGTTACGCGCTTATGGCGCTGACGGTGGCGTGGATATAGATGCTACTGCTGCTATTCTAACAAATGCTGTAGAAACTGGTGATAATGCGTTGCTTCAAGCTGAAAAGTTTGCATCTAATAACCTAATCAAACACATGGATGACATTGCTGTTCAAATAGGGAAAGCTGCAAAAAAAGATGACGCACTAAACGCTGACATACAAGGGGCATTTGTTGGTGCATATAAAGCCTTTGATGACAAGGTAAAAGAAAAATTTGCTAACCTTGAAAATTTAACAAACAGCGCAGTCGGTGATACTGCACTATTTAATACGCGTGGTTTAAAAGCAGATGCTAAATTAGAACTTGATAGATTGGTAGCGGCTGGATCAGGAAATCTTGGGAAATCTCGTTTGGCTGTTGATGAATTAATGAAGCTACCTGATGACGCATCGTTTACTCAAGTTTATAAAGCCCGAAAAGCACTGAACGATACTTGGATGGGTAACTATGGCTCTGACAGTGTGGAGCTTATGAAAGACAAGTTTCTTAATAAACTAGATGATTTTATATCTCCTACTTCTGTCAACAATGCTATGAGGCGAAAAGCGGCTAGTGACTTAACAGACGAACAAAAGAAACTTTTTAAAAATGTTTCTAATGAAATACCAAAGCTGCGTAGTTTCTTTAAACAGGGCATGGATAGTTTTGAAAAGGTATCGTCTGCTGCTAGTTTAAAAAGTCTAAATGCAGCCGTAAAAGGTGGTAAAGAGTTAAATCCATCTCAGGCATTTAAAAATTTAATCAGGCAAGATAATCCAAAATTGCTAAAAGATGCTCGTGCAGTCTTAGGTGAAAAAGTTTATGAGCCTTTGCGTGAACGTGCGGCTGCTGAATGGTTGCGTAAAGCTATGCGAGAATCAGGCTCCACGTTAGATTCAACAAAAAAGTTTAGTGGAAGTAAATTAAAAGAAAAGATAGATACTCTTGGCGGCACAGCCGATGAATTGTTCGGTTCAAGAATCTCAGAAGTTCGTAGGCTGGCGGACCAAATGGATACTTTATCTTTAACAAGAATTGATCAAAGTGTTATTGATGATTTTTTAGAAGCAGGTGGTGACGAAACTGGTGTGAATTTATTGCGTAATATAAAAGACGCGATGCAAGAAAAAGCACAGTTTGATTCTGCGGCAATGGCTAGAAAACTTCGTGCAGGATCATTGATGCCAGATGAAGCAGCAGACTTATTGGCAAGCCCATCTGTTAAAGGTAATGACATCACAAAACTTTCAAAGTTTTTTAAAGATAAACCTGAAGAGTTAGCTGAGTTACAATCATACTATATGCAGAACCTGATAGGTGATTTTGAGCATAGCTTTATGACAGACAAGAAAGCCTTTAAGCAATTATCAGAACGCCTTTTACGGGCTGAAAAATCTGGTAAACTAAGAGCTTTATTTCCTGAAGCAGAAGCTGATTCTATCGCTTTATTTGGCAGAAACATGAAAGTTCTTGGTGCATCTGCTGAAGGTGGTGATCTTGTTGCAGCAAATATTGCGGCTAATCCATTAGAAAATTTAGGAACACTTTTTCGTCTTGGTATGGTTGGTAGAGTTCTCTCTACTGGTCCGTTCTACACATCTTTCGCGGCACGGTATGGAAAAGAAGCTGCAAAAGAAAAAACTAAAGCTGGTAAAATGCAGGTGTTTTTAAGAGTTTTAAACGATACCACTAAATCTTTTGCAAAACAACAAGGTATGAGAGGAGCCGTAGGAACTGTAGGTTCCATGAAAGAAGGCGCTTCCAATATAGCTCGTGATTTAGAAAATCGTAGAGTATCTTCGGTACCAGCGCCAGTAAGCCGAACAACTATGCCAGTTCCTGATGTTGCCCCGGTAGAAATATCTGACGTTCCTGACTTCTCTAATATTCGACAACGCGCAAAGGAAAACCCAGCAGTGGCAGCAACACTACTGGGTGGTTTAGGTAACGCAGGACTTCTCTAGTCTTCGATGACTGTAGTTATACCGCCTATGCCTACAGCAGCGGGTTGATAACCACGCTTACTATTGACACGCTCCTGAACATCTTCGTATGATTCTTCGATCATGCGTGATAACTGTCTACCCAAAGCACGATCTTCTTGATCGGCAATGAAGATTAGTTTCTTGTACGCGTCTATTGATATACCGACTGATTTGTATTTTTCAGGTTTTGGCATGGAGGTTCCTTCCCATAAATGACGTTTCCTACTGTATATAATCCCAAGAGGCGTGGGTCAAGACCCAAGTACGGTAATAAGAAAGTAACTGTGCAGGGGATCAAGTTCGATTCTAAGTGGGAATCACAGCGTTACCTGTATCTTAAATCATTAGAACGCGCAGGGACGGTCAAAGACTTGGAGCTACAGGTGCGTTACAATCTTATGGTCAATAACGAAAAGATTTGTGCTTACATTGCTGACTTTCGATACCAGAAGCAAAACAAAGATGGCGAATGGTATGAGGTGGTCGAGGATGCCAAGGGTGTAGAAACTCCAGAGTTCAAGTTAAAGAAAAAGTTAATGAAGGCTTGTCTTGGTATTGAAATACTTTTGTCAAAAAAAGGGGGGCGCTAGGCCCCCGCAATATTATGTGTGTTTGGCAATGTGCCGTTTAAGTTTTGTGGCTTGTTTAGCAAAATATTTGCCACCCGCGACAATCTGGGGTTCGTCATCCCAGTGACCTTCGCGGTAGTCGATGTCAGCACGGTTGTCCAAGTCGGCTTGGAACACACGCACCATGTCAACACTAACTTGTGTTGATGGCTTGATCTTCCCCGCAAGGAAGTCTTCAAGAAACGCAATGTATTCATTGCGAAACTCTAATGGCTCAATGCCATCAGCACATTCAATGAAGTGCGAGACTTCACTGGAAGTGTAGTTTTTCTGACCACGGAAGGTCAGACCGAATGGGATGGTAGTGGTAGACATGGCATACTCCTTTCAGAGTATAAGGGGGGCAAAGCCCCGGTTGAAAATAAGAGAGCTAGAAACTCTCACCTCCTATAATCCCACTATACATCAATTCATTTGGGATGTCAATAAAAAAATTTATCTAAAAAAAGTGTTGACATGTCCCAAGCCTTGTGGGATATGTAAATTTCTAGTAACTTAACAGCGGAGAATCGACATGAACAGTCGTGAACTTTTTGAGCGTCGAGAGGAACTCAAGCATGTCATTAGTGAAATGCGTGATGAACTCAAAAACGTTGATGAACAAATCTATGATACCTTCTTTACTCAAGTAAGTGATGCGTTACGCGCAGATGGTAAAGACTTTGGAACTACACACATCATTGCAGGCAATCGTAAACTAAAAGCTACGGTTCGCAAAAAGGTTGTGTGGGATCAAGAAGAGCTTGGCAATGTACTTCAGTCAATGCCTGAAGAAGATGCGCGTCACTATGGAAAACTTACGCTTGCAGTTGAAGAGCGTAAATACACAGCAGCCCCACCTGCAATCAAGGCGGCTCTCGAACCATGCCGTACCGTAGAAGTTGGTGGCTTTACTATTGAGGAGGTAGAATAATGGCTTTACAAATTATCACAGCCGATCAGCGTTTAGCTGAAAAGAAGGGCCACAAAATCGTGGTGTGTGGACCAAGCGGTGTGGGTAAAACCACACTCGCTAGGACTCTTGATCCAAAAACTACATTGTTTATGGACTTAGAAGCAGGGGATGCCGCTATCGAAGGCTACCCAATTGATGTGATTCGTCCTCGAACATGGACTGAATGCCGTGACCTAGCTTGCTTTTTAGGTGGTGCTAACCCATCACTGTCAGAAGATCAGCCGTACAGCCAAGCGCACTACGATTATGTTGCGCAAATGTACGGAGATAGCGCAGAGATTTGGGACAAGTTTGACAGTCTGTTTGTGGACTCTATTACTGTCGCAGGGCGTTTGTGCTTTCAGTGGTGCTTACAGCAACCAGAGACACGCTCTGAGCGTTCTGGAAAGCTAGACACACGCGCAGCTTATGGAATGCATGGGCGTGAAATGATGTCATGGCTAACACATCTTCAGCACATTCGTACAAAGAATGTAATTTTTGTTGGCATTCTTGATGAAATCACAGATGATTATGGGCGCAAGCAATATGCGCTGCAAATCGAAGGCAGCAAGACGGGGCGTGAATTGCCCGGAATTGTTGACGAAGTAATTACAATGGCAATCTTGTCAGGTGATCACGGTCAGTATCGTGCGTTTATCTGTCAGCCATTGAATGAGTGGGGCTACCCTGCAAAAGATCGCTCTGGTCGCCTCGAAACTTTGGAAGAGCCACATTTAGGCAAATTGATGGAAAAGATGTCTAGTCGCTCTCCCGATCAACCAAGGGATTTAACATTTGTTGATCCTGCAACACAAATCTCTAGCGAAGAGGAAGCACAAAATGCTTAATTTAAATAACGTACCCGCCGAT